AGGACTGGCGTGTTACTGAAATGGACGGAGACTACTCTGCCTCTGCATACGGCACAGTAGGCTTTACACCTGACGCCTCTGACCCCTCATTCGTTGCCTACGACAACTTAACCGAAGCTGACGTATTGGGCTGGGTATGGGCTGAAGTCGATCAGGCGGCAACTGAGGCAGCTCTAACGGCAAATATCGAAGCACAGAAGAACCCTGTTACTGCTGACGGTATGCCTTGGTAAACAATAAGGGGTAGTCATGAACTCTGTAGACGAAGCATTGGCACGTTTAGACAAACACGAAGCTGAGTGTGCCTTGCGGTACGAAATGATTCAGCTACAGCTTGACGAACACAGCAAGCGTTTTGATCGTTTAGAAAAAATGATGACAGGGGGTTTTGCTTCTTTGTCAGTAATTATCACTCTGGCTATTGCTGTTTTAGAGTTTGCTAGATGATAGATCAGCTCATAGGGCCAATCACAAGTCTTCTAGACAAGTTTATAGAAGACAAAGACCAGAAGGCTAGGCTTGCTCATGATGTCGCTACAATGGCTCAAAAACACGCTCAAGAACTGGCTAAAGCCCAGCTTGACGTTAACAAGGTTGAAGCCGCACATAAGTCAATGTTTGTTGCTGGTTGGCGACCTGCTGTCGGCTGGGTATGTTGCCTTGGTTTGGCTAGTAATTATTTGTTTATTCCTATGGCTAACTTTGTACTCGTCGTTAGTAATTCTAGTGTCATTGTTCCGGCTTTGGATCTCAGTGGGATGATGCCTGTGTTAATGGGTATGTTAGGTCTTGGTGCTATGCGTTCTTATGAAAAAACAAAAGGCGTATCAAGGGAAAAGTAAATGAGATACGGCGACATCTTTGAAGTAGATGGACAACTTTTTGAGGTTACTCCTGTTGGGTATATGCCTGTAAGCCCAAATAGGGATGTGTCTAATCAGCCTAAAGTTAATCCTCCGGCAGGTATGCTAACTGAAAAAACTACGGATTCTATACAAACGCAAAGTTTTGATGATGGAATCGACATGGATGTTCCGGGTGAAATAACAGACCCGGACGCTATTGCAGATATATTAAATGCTTACTTTGGCCAAAACGATCCTACCGGCCAAGACCAGCTAGATAGTGAGTATTTTGATAGTTTGCCTCAAGAAATGCAGTGGCTTCTTGAAGATCAAGCAACATTTGCCGGCCTTGTTAACGATTTTTTAAATGGAAATATAACTTACGAACAACTTCAAAGTTTTGAGTTGTCGGAATATGGAGATGCAGGAACACGTTTTGTAGACACCTATAACAAAACAATGGCAGAGATAGGATCTCAAATAAATTTTAATGATAGCTTTGATGATGATGGTGTAGACACATCACAAGATGATTTATTTAATTTTCTTGCTTATATAGACAGCATTGCAGAAATAGATCCTGCTGAAGAAATGGATCGATTAGAAGAGGATGGCTACGAAGATTATTTAGCTTATCTTGAAGAACAAGCTTTTGCTGTTTGGAATGGGTTTGTTCAGCAAATAGCTCAATATATTGAAGATTTAGATGATGACGATATTGATCGTGTTTATCTTGCAGAAGAGCTTCAAGAGCTTGAAGATTTATTTAATCAGTATGAAGCTGGAGAAATAACAAAAGAAGAATTTTTAAGTTTTGAGCCTGAGTTTATTTTTGATGTTCCCGGAGCAACAGAGTATTGGAATTCTTTGCGAGGTAATGTTTTAGGGTCAGAAACAACAGATGACCCTAGTTTGTTTGAACAAATACTTGCTGATAATCCAGATATTACAGAAGAAGATGTAAACATCATCAATTCGATGATTGAAGCGGCAGGTCAAGCAGTCCCTACTAGTGTTGAAGATGCCAAAGATCTTATCGAAAGTATTTGGCGGTCTGTATCTGCAACCGCTAGAGATTGTGAAACTTGGACTGGCTCTGTACCTGATCCTGATGGTGGCGATCCGTATCCCGGCTGGAAAGACTGTGTAAATATTGGAGCAATCTTTTCAATACCCGGCTTAAACCTTCCTATACCTCCGGGTATGGTTGATATTACATGGAAGGATTTAGAAGACAGGATTGTTGAAGCTGGCGAAAGCTTAGAAGATTTTTTAGAAGATCCTACTGGCTGGTTTGAAGATAAAGTACAGCAAGCTAGAGATGCAGTTTCTAGCGTTTGGGGCGATATTACTGGCGGTAGTGTCTTTACTACTGATGACTTGGCAAACATTCTTAACGACGCTTTAGGCGGATGGATTGGCGGCCTTGTTATTAGTGAGGTTCAAAATCAATTAGAAGAAATAAATCCTTTCTTGCTTGCTGGCGACTGTGAAGATCCTGCATTTAGAGAAGCCAACGAAAAGTATTGCGCTCAAGCTCCACTCGAATGCACTAACGGCGCACTTAACTACCCTGAGTGTAATCAGTGTCCTGAAGGGTTTTTCTTTTCAGAGCAAACGCAACAATGCGAACCCGAAAAGCAAGCGCCTATAGGCCCAAGCGCGGAAGATTGTGCTCAGCAAAACAGGGCACACATACCAGCCGAAGAAGGCGGAACAAGTCGCTGTGGTGGCTGTTTGTCTGGTTATGAGGCCAATGAAAGCGGTGAGTGCGTTGCAACGCTAGATCCATGCCCAGGCAATCAAATAAGAAATGAAACAACTGGAGAATGCGAAGATCCTCCTATGGATTTCGCAGAAGGCGATCCCTGCAAAACAGATGAAGGGGTTGATGGCACATATAATGCTGATGGCGATTGTATTGCTGACCCCGAACCCGAACCGGAGCCAGAACCCGAACCGGAGCCAGAACCCGAGCCAGAGCCAGAGCCAGAGCCAGAACCCGAGCCTGAGCCGGAGCCGGAGGCAGAACCGGAGGTAGAACCTGAACCAGAACCTATAACACTGCCCGGCTTTGAAGTTGTTGAAGGTGACTTTGGTATGTGTCCTGACGGAGTTACGCCAAAGGCTGATAAGCAAGGAAGTAATTGTGGAGTTATTACTATAAATCCTTGTGAGAATTCTGACTATGCACAGGCCAATCCAGATGAGTGTAGAGAGTTTCTTATTTCAGAGCCAGAGCCTGAGCCCGAACCTCAGCCAGAACCAGAGCCCGAACCAGAGCCCGAACCAGAGCCAGAAGATGGAGGTGATGAAACCTGTGCTAATGGCGCAGTAGATTGGCCGTTATGCTCTGAGTGTGCGGACGACACAAAGCCCAGTGACTATGAAGATGGTCGGTGCCCGGGAGCTACAATTCCTGTTGAGCCTCCTGTAGAGCCTCCAATTCCTCCGGGTGGCGGCGGTGGCGGCGGCGGTCGTGGAGGCCGAGTTCCTATAACCGGCCTTAGTTACGAGCTACCAGCCTTACAACAAATTATTGCTCCACCTGCAGTAGATTATGCAAGAGGGCTAATGGCTCAAGTTTCACAAACAACTGACTACAACCAAGCATTAGGAAGTGTTATTGCTAATAGCCTTCAGAAGCGAAAGAAGGGAATGTTTGACCTATGACTTATCTCAACATAATGAACAACGTGTTGCGCCGTTTGCGTGAAGAGGAAGTTAATAGCGTAAACGAAAGCACGTACTCAAAAATGGCTGGTGACTTTATTAACGATGCGAAGACTATTGTAGAGCAAGCAACTGATTGGTCGGCACTTCGTGAAACAATCATCAAAACGACTGAAGTGCAAACTGGTAGCGAGGAGCTTACTCTTACTGGGTCTGGTGATGACGTAAAGGTTTTGTCAGTAATTAACGACACTCAAAATTGCTTTATGGAGTACCAAACTAAAGATTGGTTTAACGACAGACGATATATCTCAACAGAAACTAGCGGCGCTCCTAAGTATTACACCTTTAACGGCATAGCCAGCGCTAGCGGCGACACTAAAGTGTTAGTAAGCCCTAAGCCTGATGGTGCATATGACTTACGTTTTGACGTGATTAAAAGACAGTCTGATTTATCTTTAGACGGAGACGAACTGCTTATACCAGAAAAGCCTGTGATTCATCTTGCCGTTGCCTTGCTTGCGCGTGAGCGAGGCGAAACAGGCGGGACATCTACAGCAGAATATTTCAGTATTGCAGATAGATACTTATCTGATGCGATTGCCATTGATGCGGCAAAGCACCCAGAGGAAATGATTTTTAGGACTGTCTGATATGGCACAACAACTACAAAGCATTAATCTTGTTGCTCCGGCCTTTAAAGGTATTAACACCGAAGACTCGCCGATTGCTCAAGATCCTTCGTTTGCTGAGATTGCTGACAATGCAGTTATCGACAAACGTGGACGTATTGCTGCACGTAAAGGCTACGAAGTTATTACTACAAACAAGACTGTTCTTGGTACTGCTTCAATTAGAGCCATTAGAGAGTTTAGAGACAACGCCGGTAACAGCAAGATATTTTCTGTAGGTAATAACAAGATCATTAGCGGTACAACAACACTAGCTGATGAAACACCCGGCAGTTACACCATTAGCGCTGACAACTGGAAGATGGTTGACTTTAACGACAAGATTTATTTCTTTCAGAGAACTTACGAGCCGTTGGTGTACAGTAACTCATCAGGTGCAGTAGAGAAAATGTCAGCAGTGACAGGAGCGTCAAGTGCATCTGACATTCCAAATGCTAACGAAGTTATTGCGGCTTACGGTCGTCTTTGGTGTGCTGATGTTCTTGATAATAAGTCTACTGTTTTTTGGTCAGACCTATTGATTGGACAAAATTGGACAGGTGGCACAAGCGGTAGCATTGATATCTCTAAAGTATGGCCTGACGGTTATGACGAGATTGTTGCACTAGCCGCACACAACGGTTTATTAATTATTTTTGGACAACACAGCATTGTTGTCTACCAAGGCGCTGAAGCACCGGCAACGATGTCGCTTGTGGATACTGTAGCTGGTGTTGGTTGTGTTGATAGGGATACAGTACAGCACACTGGTACTGATGTTTTGTTTTTGTCACATACAGGCTTACGTAGCTTTGGACGTACTATACAAGAAAAGTCAATGCCTATTAGTACGTTGTCACGCACAATTACTAAAGACATTATTGGATTGATTCAAGGTGAGACAGAGTTTTTTAGGAGTATTTACAGTCCTGAAGAAAACTTTTATTTAATTACTTTTGTAGGACAGAGCACAACCTTTTGTTTTGACGTAAGAGGAACACTGCAAGACGGTTCGTTTAGGGTGACACGTTGGCCTGGTTCTGAGTTTACTGCTTATGAAAGACTGTCTGATGGTACGTTGTATGTAGGATCTTCTGACGGTATTAGCGAATACAAAGGTTTTTCAGACAACGGTAGTTCTTATCGTTTTAAGTACTTTAGCCCTAGTTTGACTTTTGGTGATATATCTAGATTAAAAATTCTAAAGAAAATAAAACCTACGTTGGTAGGTGCAAACAGCGCCACGGTATTTATGAAGTTTGCTTATGACTTTGGCACTGCTTTTAGAACAACAGAATTTACGGTAGGTAACCAAAACCCTGCATTTTTTAACGTCAATGAATTTGGAACTAACTCTAGCCCGTTATCAGAATTTACTGGTGGTGAGCTAACTAACCAACGCAGTTTGAATGCTGTAGGTAGCGGCAGTACCGTCGTTGTCGGCCTTGAGTCTGACATCAACGGGTTTGCTTTATCACTACAAGAAATAAACCTGTTAGCGCTAATGGGTAAAACGGTTTAATTAGGGAGAAATTAAAATGAACGAGTTTTTACAACAGCTGCTTGGAGGAGCCGCTGGCGCGGGGCTTCTCTATAAAGCGTATGAAAGGCTTGGAACTGTTGGTGACGATGCTTTAACTGGAATGGGTGAGCTTGCTCGAACCCAGCTAGAGCAAGCGGCATTTCGTCCATATACAGTAACTAGCGCAACTGGCAGTCAGTTTGGGATTACTCAAGATCCTACAACTGGACAATTTCAGTATGGACTACAACTATCTCCTGAAGAGCAGGCTTTCCAACAGCGAATGTTTGGAAGAGCTGGGGACTTTTTTACTACGCCAAGAGGTGCGACTGGGCTAACCGATGCTGGTATTGAGGCAGTAGAGCGCGGCAGAGAGTTTATGGGTCAAGCCGCAATGCCTACGATGGATCGTGAGCAGGCTGTGTTTGAGCGTATACGAGCCGCACAGCGTCCTGAAGAGGAGCGTCAGCGTCTTGCAACAGAAGAAAGGCTTGCGGCACAGGGTAGACTTGGACTTCGTACAGCGCAGTTTGGTGGCGCTCCAGAGCAGTTTGCTTTAGCTCAGGCGCAAGAAGAGGCTCGAAACAGAGCAATGCTATCTGCTATGCAACAAGCCCAAGCAGAACAAGCTCAACAAGCGAATATCGGGTCTCAGTTTGCTGGTCTAGGATCGGATCTAATGCGTCAACGAATGGGTCTACAGCAGGCAGGACAACAACTAGGAATGACAGCACTAGGTGCGAGCTATCTCCCTCAAGCTCAACTCCTTTCTGCTATTACTCCCGGAATGACTGCGGCTGGCCAACAACAGCAAGCACAAATGTACGGCACAGGACTATTTGGTGAAGCTAGAGCAACGGGTCTTGAGGCATTT